TCTTCTATTTCTTCGACTAGAGATTCAGCGATAATCTGCTGAGCTCTTGCCCACTCTGCGTCAAATTCCTCATCGTCAGATGAATCAGTGTTATCTTCTGGAGTTTCTTCTTCTGCAACTTCATCTTCCGGTTCAGCATCAACAGATTCCTCTGCTGGTGCTTCTTCCTCAGTAACTTCTTCGACTTCAGTTTCAACATCAATAGTATCAGTTGAAGCCTCAGCTACCTCTTCAGATTCAGCTTGTTCATCTTCCACAAGTTCTTCTTCTATTTCTAACTCCAAAGCACCTTCTGTACCAACAGTTCCGATGAACTCATCAATCTCGGTCCATGCGTCATTTAAGTCGTCTGCGACTGAACGCAATGCTTCGGTGGCTTTAACGCCTAATTTCCTACCATCTTCGTCTCGGAGCATAGCTATTGCTTTAGCTCTTGCGACTAAGTCATCCAATGCGGCAAGCACATCTTTGACTTCATCAGAGAAAGGTTTGCTTCCTTCTGAAATCTCTAAATCTTCTTCACTTTTCATTTCTTTTTTATCCTCTTCCATCTTTACACAAGGACCACCCTCATGATATTTGCAAGATTTCATTTCTTGCTCTTCATCTTCGTAAGACTTCTTATCTGAACAACAAGCACAAGATGTAGATTCTTCTTCTTGAACCTCACCTTTTTGTTCTGTTATTTCTTTAAGAAGCTCTGTATTGGATTTAATAGCAAGAGTGTAAGTATCTTGATTAGCTCCAACAAGAACTGGTGAAACTTCATAAACAGTTAAATCTTTTAGGTATCTAGCATTTGTACTGTTATCATCTGCTTTTGCATACTCTGAATCATTTACTTTATATCCAAATGACCATTGTTGCATGTCACCCATATTTTTTACAAGATTATAAGCTTCTTTACCGGATTCTGTATCCATAAAAAACTCGCCTTTAAATACGGCTTTATCATCATCTTGTGCGATTGTACCTTTTCCAATTGGCATGTCCCATTTATGTGACCAAACCATAGGTACTTGATTATTTTTAAAACCAGATTTGACAGCTCCCGGTACAACAACATCTCCATCGCTGTCAAGGGAGTTGAACAAACTGAAAACTGCTTCGACTTGACCAGAGTCATCTTTCAACTCTATATCAATATTTTTAGATTCGTTATTCATACATCCTTCAATCTTAAATTGTACAATAGATTATTCAGATGTGCGTCTTAACTATTTTATACTATGTTTTGTGGATTTAGTTTTTTATTTTCTAAAATCTGATATTATTCTGAGTTTTGAAATCTCTACTTTTACGCTTCTATCTGTTCTTTTATGGTCACCATTTTCTAAACGAGCCCATACCATAATAGTCGCATCTTCATCGTTTACTGATGTAACAATACCATGAACAATTGATGGTGGGTCTGGGTCTTTGTTGATTGACCAACTGACAGCTTGACCTACTCTAACTGATTCTGCTTTGTTTCCAGATTTTTTAGAAGATAAAGGATGAGAGCTTGGCAGTAAATCTTGGTCATAAGGTTTTCTTCTAAACTTACCTGTTCTTAATGCTCTCAAAAAACCGTTAACTCTGGCCATGGCCCACTGGTCAGCAGATGTAACATTACCTCTGACTGAACCCGGGTTAGTTCTATATGCACCAACACCTCTATTAAAGACTGCAATAAGCATTCTTAGTGTTGCTCTATGTTTAGGATTCTTAGAGTTATGGTCTTCTACTTTATTAGTAAGAGCGGTTCTAACTCTATCAGATACTGCTTTTAACAAGTAATCTTCTGCTATATCAAGAGATTTTTTTCTACGTTCTCTAACAACTTTTTTGTAATCATTAACAACTGACTTCATTTGTGAAACACCACCAGCAGTTACACCTCCCCATTTCATAACAGCAATAGTTCCGTTAAGTCTGTTATTTTTCTTGTGACGATTCATAAAGCGTTCTCTTCTCTTAACCCAGTTAAGTACTGACTCACTTCTATCTCCGCCTTTGTAGGCAGTCCATCTGTTGTAAGCGTCATTACCAGTAAATGAAGTAGGAGGATTACCACCGGTACCTGCTCTTCTCCAAATCTCTGGCCAGTTTTCTTTTAAATCTTTAACATAAGCGTGACTAGGGAATTGTTTATGTTGTGAGTTAGATAAACTTATTTTCTGGTTATCTCCACTCCTCGGAAAGTTTGTTACTTTATCCGGTGCTTTTTCTTCCGGACTATGTAGTTTATCACCTTTTTCGTACATAGTTTCAGCTTCTTCTAAAGAAACTTTAATTTCTTCTATGTTTCCCTTTTTAGGTTTATTAACAGCATTTAAGTAATCTTGATGTGTTGCACAAGCCATGTAGAACTTATCACCATCTACATCAATGTAGTGTGTTCCCTCACAACCAAGTTCTTTAGCTCTTTCTTGAGCTTCTTCAATTGTAGTGTAAGTGTCTTTCATTAAAGCTGCCGGTTCTTTATCTAAGTAACTAGGAGTTTTTTGAATTTCATCTTCTCTCTCTACCTCTGGAGGTAAAGTCACAGTAGTCAATGTTGCTTTAGACTCATCATCGTCATCATTAGTTGGTTTGTCAGCTGTATCTGTTCCACCTTCATTTAAAAGTGGACTACCATCTTCCGTTACTTGAATCATGTTAAGAGGTCTTAAATAAACATCATGTCTATTATCAGCCTCTAGTCCTACAACTTTTCTTGCTTCGCCAATTGTTACCCAACCCCCTTGTACAGCAGTGTTCATGCGTTTATAGAGGTTGTCTTTGTCATCAGCTAAAGCTCTAACGCCTCCGATATCATACTCGCAGTATTGATTATCGTTACCGCCAAACTCTGGTCGTAACAATTGATGAGTCAAATCACTCGCAACCATGTTCCACATTGGGACCATTTTTGACTCTGTAAAGAACTCTCTAAGTTCTTTTGTATTTGAATATGTAGCAGAATCAAGACCAGCACCGAGTCCTGCAAGAACAGCTGGAACGCCAAGTACAGCAGAAACTCTTTCTTCTGGTATTCTTCTTAATTCGGCTAACTTCATTTGGTCTGGAGAAAAAGATACAACTTCAACGTTCATTGCACCAGACAAAACCATAGGAGCACCTCTGTTTTTGCCACCGAACTTTTCTTTATACATTTCTGCAATAGCTTCGGCTTCTTCTCTAGTTGGCCCACCCATTTGGTCATCTCTTGGAGAGAGGATTACTCCGGGTACCGCCATGTTATGCAATAAAGCAGCTGTATATTGTCCAGCAGCTTCATCTCCTGCAATCTCTCTTAGAACGCCTCTAAGTGGAGCAAGACCTTTTCTCATGTTGTTAGGGTCAACATTTTGTCGTAAATGAATCATGTCAACTTTTTCAATCCTTACAGTGTCTTCACCCTGCATTCCGCCTTGCGGTTGGTAATTGAAATGTGTAATAAGTTCGTTCTCATTACCTTTAGCCTCTACTAGATGAGGCATTAAAGGAACGAGTTCTACAACCTGTCCTCGTTGATTCCTATTTTTGTAAATAAAAGCGTCGCCTGCTGCGTTTAAAGATGTAACAATATAGTTAGCAAGTAACTGTTGTGTCATATAAGGATTTGGTCTTCTTAGCAATTTAGTAAGAGGATGATTCATCTCTCTTTGATAATCGCCTTCAGAGTTTCTTGATGATACTAAAATATTAGGTTCTGCAAAAGCGGTAGCTAAAACTTGTAAACATGCAATAACAGCAGAGTTTCCTGTTCCGTCTCCAACTTCTGCAAGTGTTTTGTGGTCAAAGTATCCGGATGTTGTGTTATATCCAAATACAGCTTGATTTAAATATGAATATTCAGATTGGTTAACAACCAACCCTTTTTGATTTGCTTCTCTTCTAACCCTAGCGTCAGTTGGTGAATTCAACCAGTCTAGTGCTTTTGAAAACCTTGTTTTATCTTCCGCCATTAATACGCGCTCCAGCTTCTACGTTCTTGTAACATTTGTACGCCGTAAGATAAAGTATCAATAATATCATCATGAGCACCAGCAGGAAAGGTCATTATTTCTCTCTCCATCTCTGGCAACCAGTG